GCATCAGCGGCGGTCACTTAGTTATCGTAGGTGCTAGACCTAACACAGGTAAGACATCTTTCCATGCCTCACTGATAGGTGGGCCTGATGGTTTCGCTAGTCAGGGTGCCAAGTGTATCGTGTTGTGTAACGAGGAAGCATACGAGCGTGTAGGAGCACGTTACCTCAGTGCAGCTACCTCTATGTCAATGGAAGAGGTCAAGGGTAACTACGCCTTAGCTGCGTCACGTTATGAGCCTGTGCGTGAGAACATCAAACTGTATGACTCAACAGGTAAAGACATGACATGGGTTGAGGCTATCATCAAAGCATACCAGCCTGACATTGTTGTACTTGATATGGGTGACAAGTTCTCTAGCAAGACAAGTGATAAGTCTGATGTGTACTTGAAGGAAGCAGCTATCCATGCACGTAACATAGCTAAGCAGTATGGTTGTGCTATCATATGGATGTCACAGTTGAGTGCTGTAGCTGAAGGCAAGGTGTATGTAGATCAATCAATGATGGAAGGTAGTAAGACAGGCAAGGCTGCGGAGGCAGACCTAATGGTTCTGATCTCTAAGAATCCACAAGTAGAAGGAGCAGAAGAACAAGATACACAAAGGCACTTGAACATTGCAAAGAATAAGCTTAAGGGTGGTTGGCATGGAGTAGTACATTGTGAGTTAGACGGTGAACGTAGTCAGTACACAGCTTAGTAAGGAGACACAGACATGAGAATAGTATTGGATGTAGAGAACACTACCACCAAGCGTGATGGTAAGATGCATCTAGATCCGTTTGAACCGGGTAACACACTGGTACAGGTAGGTATGCAAGCTGTTGATGCAGAAGATAGCGTATGCATAGTGACATTAGACCACACTGAACAGAAGGACACTACAGGCGCTGGGCGTAAAGAGATACAGAAGGTGCTAGACATGACCACCCTACTGATCATGCACAATGCACAGCATGACCTGATGTGGATGTGGGAGTGTGGCTTCAAGTACGATGGTAAGATCTACGATACCATGTTGGCAGAGTACATACTACTACGTGGTGTGAAGGAGCCACTAAGCTTAGATGCATGTGCCCAGCGCTATGAATTAGAAGTACAGAAGGATGACACACTAAAGAAATACTTTAAAGAAGGGTACAACACAAATGAAATACCTCTCGATGAGCTTAGCTTTTATCTTAGGGCTGACCTCGGCGCAACTCGTGAGTTGTACCTCCGTCAAGAAGAAGCCTACGCCGATTCTTCCTGCGCCTCCTTACATAACATCAGAGACATTACCTTCAAAACCTGTACCACTCTCACAAGAATGTACATGTCAGGAATCAAGGTGGATCAACCCGCCCTCCAAGAAGTACGACTAAAGTTTGAGCAAGAGAAAGCTGAGATAGAAGAACGACTACATAGACAGATTCGTGAGCTTATGGGTGACACACCTATCAACATCAACAGCCCAGAGCAAGCATCGCAGGTACTGTTCAGCGTTAAGGTTAACAACAAGAAAGAGTGGGCTGACCTGTTCGATTACGTCAAGACACCTCAAGAGTTCAAGGATGCAGTACGTGCTAACTCTACTAAGATATTGAAAACAAAGGCGTTTACTTGCCCTGTATGTGAAGGCAGTGGTAAGACTTACAAAGTAAAGAAGGACGGTACTAAGTACGCTAGACCTAACAAGTGTAAGGCTTGTGATGCTAGAGGGTATCAACTAAAAGAAACAAACGAGATGGCTGGCTTAGGGTTCTCTGCTCCTAGTAAGAAGTGGATCAGTGCCAACGGTTTCAGCACAGGTAAGGATAACTTAGATGCACTTATTGCTACAGCTAAAAACAATCGTATGGGAAGTGCTGCACTTTTTCTGGCTGATCTTAAAAGGCTTAGCGCTGTTAGCTCTTATCTTTCTAGTTTCGTTGATGGCATACATACTTATACTAAGCCTGATGGATACCTTCATGTCGGCCTTACTCAGCACATAACTGCAACGGGCAGGTTCAGTGGGCGTAACCCTAACATGCAGAACATGCCACGAGGTAACACCTTCCCGGTCAAGAAAGTATTTGTATCACGTTGGGATGGCGGTTACATCATGGAGGCTGACTTTGCTCAGCTTGAGTTCAGAACGGCTGCATTCTTAGCACAAGACAAGGTAGCTATGGAAGAGATCAACACAGGGTTTGACGTACACGCATACACTGCAAAGGTTATCACTGATGCAGGTCAGCCTACTGGCAGGCAGGACGCTAAGGCTCACACCTTTGCTCCGCTTTTCGGCGCTACAGGGTACGGTAGATCTAAGGCAGAGGCTGCTTACTATGAGCACTTCAATGATAAGTATCAGGGTGTAGCTGCGTGGCACAAGAAGCTAGGTGATGAGGCTATACGGTTACACAAGATCACTAACGTCAGTGGTAGGCAGTATGCTTTCCCTGATGTAACACGTAGAGAGAATGGCTCACCTACCCACTTCACTATGATCAAGAACTACCCAGTGCAAGGGTTTGCTACAGGTGATGTAGTACCTCTTGTGTTGATAGAGCTTGAGGCTAGACTAGAGAAGCTGCAGTCCTGTGTAGTTAACAGTGTGCATGACTCAATGGTAGTAGATGTCCACCCAAACGAGAAGGAGTATGTGCTTGCAACTATAGATACATTGAATAAAGATCTTGACAATCTTATCGAAGAAGCGTATGACATACAGATGAACGTACCTCTACTACTAGAGGCAAAGATTGGCCCGAATTGGCTTGACACAAAGGACGTTATATAGTATAACTTAGTCTCTTTAACTTAGCTCAGAAAGGATATATAATGAGCACAGAAGTAGCACTATCAGTAGACGGGATGAACCTAGCAGATGCTATGGGATTCACAGCTACTACAGTACAGGCACAGTCAGACTTGTGGCGTGTAACTGCATTAGTTAAGCAAGGTATTGATGGCAAGAAGATTGTCAACACACCCATGTTTAAACTACGTAAGGGTGACGAGGAAGTGTACACTGAAACACTTAGCATGCGTTTGTTTGCTGAGCGTCAGCAGTGGACTAAGTGGGACAGTGAAGCTAACACTACACAGAAGACAGTCTTAGCTCAGAACCTCAATGGTGACTTGAAAGATACACTAGGTGGGTTTAACTTGGGGCGTCCATCAGGTTACGTACAAGATTGGGATGCATTACCTGAGGCAACTAAGGATATTATGCGTCGAGTAAAGCGTACCAAAGTATTCATGGGTATGCTGGGTACAGGTGACACCACTAACGAGGATGGTGATAGCGTAGAGTTTGCTAGTGAAGTACCCTTTATCTTTGACGTTAAGAATCCTACAAGTCTCAAGTCTATGAACGCTGCTACAGGTTCACTGATGGGCAAAGGTATTACGCCTATCGAACACACCATTACTCTGAGTGGTGTTGAGCAGTCAATGCCTAACGGTAATAAGTTTGCTGAAGTAACAGCATCACTAGGTGATCGTGTAGGTTTCTCTGATGGTGACAACGAAACGTTACGTGACTTCATTGCTTGGATTGAGCGTACCAATACATGGGTGCTAGGCAAGTGGGATGAGAACAACGTAGCTAACATCTCAGCAGAAGATGCAGCCATCGTGGGTAGCATTGTTGAAGTGCAGGACTTCGAATAATGGAACACCCTGCTGAACTGTCAGTACATTCTTTCTTGCGTAAGGCTATAGATGGTAAAGCTTCTATGTCGCAAGAGATCATTGAGGGTGTATGCAAAGATATAGATGCAGCCTTAAACAAGCAGTTCAACAGTGGCCCACGAGATAAGTTCAAGCTTAGGATGTCTAACGTAGGGCGTCCTAAGTGCCAGCTTTGGTTTGAAAAGAATAATCCTGAGACAGATATACTAAAGCCAACATCCTTTATGATCAACATGCTCATAGGGGATCTGGTTGAGGCTATCTTCAAAGGATTACTCAGGGCTTCTGATGTTAAGTTTGACGATAACGATAGAGTCACCCTTGAACTAGAGGGTGGTGCTGAGGTAAGCGGTGAGTACGACATGGTGTTGGACGGTGCAGTGGATGATGTTAAGAGTGCATCACCGTGGTCTTACACTAACAAGTTCATTGATGTAGAAACACTGGCAGCAGGTGATAGCTTTGGGTATGTCTCACAGCTAATAGGATACGCACACGCTGCAGGTAAGAACGTTGGTGGATGGTGGGTAGTCAACAAAGGTAATGGTGAGTTCAAGTACGTCCCTGCTGCATCTGTGGACAAGGATGCTGTACTGGGTAACATACAAGATACGCACAACTACATCGCTAACGATGAACCATTTGAGCGTTGCTTCACGGCTGAACCCGAAACGTATAGGGGTAAGCCTAGTGGTAACATGAAGCTCAGTAAACAGTGTGGCTTCTGCTCACACAAAAAGAAATGTTGGCCGGGATTACAACCTTTGCCATCTAAAGTCTACAGAGGTGGTAAGACGCCACCAACAGTAGAGTATGTGTCATTAAACAAGGAGTACTAAAATGACTAAAGTAACTATCGACGAACAAGAGTTTGACACTGATGACATGACTGAAGAGCAGATTGGTATTCTCAATCTGTTACAACAGAACTCTGTGATTCAGAGCCAGCTTAACCACCAGCTAGGGTGCTTACAAGCTATCGGTCAGATGAAGACTGCAGAACTTAAAGCATCACTAGGTGTTGAAGCTACAGATGCCCCCGCCGAAGAAGCGTAGGCATAACTCTAGAAGGTATCGCAGTGGCCTAGAGAAAGAGGTTGCTGCGTACCTTACCGCTGAACAAAAGCAAGTCAGGTATGAAGTACTAAAGATAGAATGGGAAGACCTACGCTATCGTACTTACACGCCTGACTTTGTTTTAGATAACGGTATAATCATTGAGACTAAAGGGATCTTTGATAGTGATGATAGACGTAAGCACTTGGAGGTACGAAAGCAGCACCCTGAGTTAGACATACGGTTTGTCTTCAGTAACGCTAAGGCTAAGTTGTATAAGGGAGCCAAGTCTCGTTACTTTGATTGGTGCGACAAGAATGAGTTCATGTGGGCGCACAGAGTTATACCTGAGGCATGGTTGAAAGAGAAGGGCAAGTCTATTGATGTAGATCGCATTGCTCTTAAGCATAAAAGGAAAACTTAAATGACGTATCAGATTAAAGACAATGAGGTAGCCTTTGTACTTAAGCCACTAGAGTATGACGAAGATGGTAACTGGACAGGTGACTTATCTACAGCTATAGCGTTGCACCCGGACAACACTTTAAACAAGCTAGACTTAGCACAGATGATCAACTTAGTTACTTTGCTAGGGGCATTCCTAGAGGTATCACAGTATGATGATTATGTATATGATACAGTTGAAGCTGAGAGAAATAGATTAATAGATCTTGACATGGCAGAAGAATCTGATATATACGAGGAAGTAGAAGGTACTGGTGGTAAGGTTGTACGCCTTACTGCATTCACTAAGACACAAGGTAACGCATGATTAGAGAAGAACCAAAGATGACAGGACACGATCCAGTAAACAAGCCTGTGCATTACAATCAATCAGGTATAGAATGTATTGATGCTATTGAAGCTATGACAGAGAATATGTCTGGATCATTGGCACCACAAGCAGCTAACGTACTTAAGTATATGTGGCGCTGCGAGTACAAGAATGGTTTAGAAGATATAGACAAAGCTATCTGGTACTTGAACAGGTTACGTAAACGTTGGGTGGAGACACACAAATGAACACTAAAAGATTCAGTGTAACATTCATTATGGCAGTAGATAAGAATAATAACATACTATCCTCAGACGAAAAGTCACACAGCGAGGATGTATACGATTTAATAATGGATACTTTCTACGACACAGATGATGTTAAAGTAGATAACTTATATGTAAAGGAGCGCCCATGATTAACGAGACAGACTTAGAAGCATTCGGCTACTTCGATATGTTTCAGAACAGTACAGACTACGAGAAAGATCCTGTGCGTTTCTATAGCCAGTTTGTAGAAGATAAAGTATTCACCAAAGGGCGTGAACGTCTAGTAGAAAATACGCTAGGCTTAGTAGGTGAAGCAGGTGAAGTATCAGAGAAGGTCAAGAAACTATTCCGTGACAAGTCTAAGTTCTCTGATGAAGAAGTACTGAAAGAGTTAGGTGATGTACTGTTTTATGTAACAGCCTTGTCTAACATCTTTGGTGGCAACCTAAGGGCAGTCATGGAAATGAACATGGCTAAGCTAGATGATCGTGAACAACGAGGTAAACTTAAAGGCTCAGGAGACAACAGATAATGAACAACTACCTACCAACAGACTATCAGAGCTTCATTGCTCTATCACGCTACGCTAAGTACTACGATGGTGAAGGCCGTGAGAACTGGGGTGCTACTGTAGGGCGCTACATACTCAACCTAGTAGACAACAAAGTAGATCAAGCTACGTCAGATGAAATACACAATGCCATCTTGAACTTGGAAGTGATGCCATCTATGCGAGCCTTGATGACTGCTGGCCCTGCACTTGACAGGGACAACACTGCTGGGTATAACTGTAGCTATCTACCCGTAGATGACCCTAAGTCCTTCGATGAGGCTATGTACATCTTGCTCTGCGGTACTGGTGTTGGCTTCAGTGTTGAACGGCAATACGTTAGTAAGCTCCCTGAGATCCCTCAACTGTTCGAAAGTGAGACTACAATCGTCGTTAAGGATAGTAAGGAAGGTTGGGCTAAAGCTTTCAGACAATTGTTGGCACTCCTATGGGCTGGTGAAATCCCTCAGTGGGACATTGGATTGGTACGTCCTGCAGGTGCTAGGCTTAAGACGTTTGGTGGTAGAGCTAGTGGCCCAGCGCCTCTAGTAGAACTATTTAACTTTGCTATCACAACTTTCAAGAATGCACAAGGCAGAAAGTTAAGCAGCGTAGAGTGTCATGACTTGATGTGCTTTATTGGTCAGATTGTAGTAGTCGGTGGTGTTCGTCGTAGTGCTATGATCTCATTGAGTAATCTATCAGATGATCGTATGCGTCACGCTAAGTCAGGTCAGTGGTGGGAGACTGCAGCATGGAGAGCCTTAGCTAATAACTCTGTGAGCTACACTGAGAAGCCTGACATGGAGACATTCATGCGTGAGTGGCAGTCACTGGTAGAGAGTAAGTCAGGTGAGCGTGGTGTATTCAATCGGCAAGCAAGCAAGAAGCAAGCTGAGAAGTATAACCGAAGGGATAGCAACTACGACTTTGGTACTAACCCGTGTAGTGAAATCATCTTACGGCCATATCAGTTTTGTAACTTAACGGAGGTAGTTGTACGTGCTACGGATACTGTGGATGATCTGGCTAGAAAAGTTAAGCTGGCTACGATTCTGGGAACCATTCAATCCTCATACACAAAGTTCCCCTACTTGCGTAAGGTGTGGGCAAAAAACACAGAAGAGGAACGCTTGCTTGGTGTGTCACTTACGGGAATAATGGACAACCCCCTAATGACCCATAAGAACAAAGGCTTGGAGAAGACACTTGAATATCTTCGTGGGATCGCTGTATCTACTAATTCTGAATGGGCTGACCGTCTTGGTATACCTGTATCTGCTGCAATTACATGCGTCAAACCGTCAGGCACGGTATCGCAACTGGTGGATAGTGCCTCTGGCATACATGCTCGCCACAGTCCCTATTATATCCGTACTGTCCGTGGTGATAATAAAGATCCGCTAACACAGTTCATGAAAGACAAGGGTGTACCTAACGAGCCGTGCGTAATGAAGGGTGATACTACTACCGTGTTTAGCTTCCCGGTTAAGTCACCTAATAAA